AGGGCATTGAGGCTCGTAGTTAGAGCGCCATCGCCATCGATGCGGGCTTGCTGCTCGCTAAGGATACCGGCTTCGGTATCACCTACCCTCACAGCTAGTGCAGAAATGTCCCTCGCAACTATCGCGCTTTCCGAGGACCTAACACTCCGTTCTTCAAGAACCAGAGTGCGGGCATCGACTGTTTCACCCTCTAGTTCATAGGACTCTTCTGAAAAATCTAGGGAAAATGAGTCGAAAAGAGTGTCTACCCTAGCTATTTCTGATGAAACCAAGGAGTCTACACGGTCTACCTCTGCAGTAACATCGCTTACGATACCGTCAATACGAACATCCGTGGCATCCACGTCAGCTATAACGCCATCTATCCGAGTATTGAGGGAGTCAGCACTGGCCTGAATCTGTGTAACACGAGCATTAGCTTCTGCCAAAATTGCTGAGGCATTCTCCGAAGTGGCCTCTTGAAGGTCCTCAAGGTCTTGAGCCACATCCGAATTTAGAGTTACCTGAGAAGACCAGTTAGCTTCAATGTCCTGCAGTCGAGCCGCCTCCGCTGGTGTCATACCAACTGTAGCACCATTCTCGACGCCGATGTGGCTCCCCTCTGTTACGAGGTTGCCCTCAGGCTTCCATTCGTTTCCGTCCCACACATGGGTTACTGGAACAACCCCATCGGTTACGGTATAGCGAAAACCGGCGTAGGGTGCGTCTTCTGGGCGATCCAGCAGACTACCGCGAATATGAGCAGGCGGGTGAACTTCTTGAGAGCCAACTACTTCGTACTGACCGACCAGCGGGTTCGACTGGACACCACGGCGGTCCAGTGCGGTGATCTTGAACGAGTAGAATCCATCCTGTGGGTCCTCAAGCTCAGCTACGCTGTCGCTGAGATTCTCATGGAGAATCTTCCACGGCCCGTCGTTATAGCGGTACTCGACGCGGAACCCTTCAAGGAAGAGACTGCCGGGGCGATCCCAGTTGACCTGCAAGGCACGGCGAACCTGATAGTCGGTGCTGTAGACGAGCAGATCGAACATACCATCTGTGGGAACACCCGGAGCATCAATCTCAACATTAGACTCCTGAGCAAGGATCGCCTGCTCAGACACATTGTCCATTGCGTTCCACTTGCCGCTGTCGATGATGGCAGCAGAGATCGTGTATTCATCTTCGCTGTCTTCACTACGCTCTACCGAAAGAACTCGGTAAGAGATGGGGTTGGCTGGAAGGCCATTTGCTTCAAGTGAAACAGCACTGTCTTTCAGCACGTTAGCAGGCAGTGGACTGTCGATAGAAATCTCGGTTACGTCGCCACGTTCGCCTCCGAGGTTAACAACTTCACGAGTTACAACACCATCTTCGGTGTTGAAGTGCATGACGTAAGAGACACCGACTTCCAGACGAACCGGACGCATGAGGACAACATCGGTCCCACTGTAGCTGGCAATGCGGCTGGCACTCTTGACCAAGTGGTCTGCGTTGAGAGCCTCATCCGCAACCAGAATGGTGTCCAGAGGAGACAGGTAACGACCAATACGGTTGGTCACAAAGCTGACGATCTTGTATTCGTTCAGGCTCACGCGAAGGCGGAACATCAGACGACGCAGAGCTTCCTGACGATTCGTGCAGCCTACCAGAGCGACTTCGGTGAATCGCGTTCCGTTCTCATCGATATCCGGCTGGTCAAATACCCGAACAGTGTCCTGCTCGTAGTCGAGGTCCTCGTTCAGGAACGTACCACGCCAGTCGTTGAAACGGCTGTCTACGTCAGTGTGGCTGTAGTTGAAGCCACCGAAGGTGTTGCCCTCGAAGAAGAGAACCTTCGGAGTCTCAGGCTTATCAACCACAAGACGCCACTTGCCATCGCCCGTATCTTCGATGTAGCTGTTAACCGAACCTGCAAGATACTGCAGCATTTCAGTCACTTCCTGAGCCTCAGTGATGTTGAGGTTCATGTTGAAGCGAGCGTGAGTTCCTCCACGTCCGTCCGAAACCTGTTCAGAGAAATACTTCGAGGCTTCGAGGCAGTCCCACTTATCGAGAGTGGACCCCGGCTGTAGCCCAGCGAGGCCGTGAATCGGGTCTTCGATGAACTCCTTTATCTGCCATGCAGGGTCAGTTGTGAAGTGTTCTTCGTAGTTACCCGCCCAAGTTTCGCCTGAGTAGACGCGAGTCTCTGGGTCCCACACCGAAGTCGGAGGAGTGCTACAAATCTTGGTGTCGAAGACACCTGTTACTTCGGGGAAGCCATTGAACTGGTCGCTCGCCTTACCGACAAGCTGCAGCCAAACCTGACCTCGCCATTCTTCGTCTTCACCCAAGACTTCCTGAGAGACGGAAGCGACCGACTCGAACGCAATGGTACGACGCTCTTGGTTTTCGTCGTTGTCGAGAGTGTCCCGTTCACGAAGACGGGCACGAACTTCCCAAGTGACATTCTCGTAGTTGCCTGTGTTAGGCACAGCGATACGGACTTCCTTGACGTAGGCCGAGGTAGTCTTACCGGTGATTGTCAGATAGGGAGTGTTGCTGGCTTTGAACCCGATGCCGTTCGGGTTGAACATGCTGCGAGACAGGTAGACGTTCGCCCCATAGAAATCCTCTACGATATCATATCCCCGAGGATCATAAGTCACGCTGTTCGACTGGTTACCCGAGAACGGGTTGACCCAAGTCGAGCTGTTCGACGGACGCATCTGGATTTCTATGTTGGCAGTCAGTTCTCGAATGCTCTTGGAATCTTGCTTGAAAAGCTGCTGAACCACAAAGCGCATATCGATGTGATTAGCACCTGGAGTAGACGTAGCGCCCACTACCCAATTGCCCGGAGTGGCAGCATTGGGGTTTGCAAGCTGGACGCCAATGTTCTGGACGTCGCCACCGCCGCCTAGGCGGAACTTAACTGTCTGAGTTTCAAGAGGATTACCGTCGGCGAAGATCGCGGCAACGTCCTCGAAGTTGGACGAACCGTCCGTGTTCTCAAGCGGAACACCGTTGACTTTGAGGCCTTTCAGACCGTCGGTGAGACCCTTCCATCGACCTGAGCCGAGACCAAATAGAAGTTCAAAGCTGTCGTTGGAGCGAAGGGTATCTGGCTTAGTGATGAAATTCGAGCCACCACCGCCACCCTTCGCTCCCAAAATCTGTCTTACCATGAAGACTACTTAACGGATTTTGGTATTATTGTAAACCTTTACATCTCCTCACCGCTGAGGCGGAAGTAGTAGAGCTTTTGTGGGGCACCAGCCTTTATTGACGCGATTACAAACTGTGTCGTAATTTCTTTCAAACTTAGCAGCTAACTGCTTTATAGTCCCACTCTCACCAGCTACCAAGAAAACTTTTCCGAAACCTCTTGGCCTGGAAAAGGCCACTTCAGGTGAATGCCCCAAAACAGTCAGCCGCTTTCTCAACGCCCCAACACTCACTCCAGTTTCTTTCGACCACTCCTTTAGGGTCATAGTCTTACCGAAGGCGGTAAATTTGTGCGAGGCAGAATAGGCTGCACGTTTCCTGACCTCGGGGTCTTGAGGAATGACTCGGTTGCTTCCATCAACCGAGTCACAGATATTCATTCCTCCCTCACTAACTAATGAACCCCTCTCATGAATCCAGAAGAGTTCCGCAGTGTCTAGATTTTGAATCTCAGTCTCCTCTAATATGGAAAATTTGAATTTAGTCTCCCCATATTTCTTCCATGACCGTTGAAGAATCAAATTATGATGCTTACCGTGCTTCAGTTGCGATCTATGATTTCTCCATCTACGATGTACATTAACCGACTGGCCGACATACTCTCGACCAGTCGGTAGACATTTGATACTATAGACTCCTACAATATCAGAACTCATCTTCATTTCTCATGTAATGCTTACCATGGATCAGGGTAAAGTCGCCAATGAAGTGATAATCCATGTGGGGGATTTGTTCTTGGGTATCAACAGTGACCGTCATAAACCCCATGTCCCATTTTTCGCCTGCGCAGTACTCAGCACTACGACGGTGACCACAACCAAGCTGGTGCCATTCGTAGCTGCCGAAGATATGGCTATACTGCGAGTGAACGAGGTGCTGGTGGTGGTGCCCATTGACGCCGGGGACTCCTTTGTTGCGACCATCGGGGAAGTGATCCACGAGGAAACAGTTGTGGAAGACCTCGTAGTTCTTGCCGATTTCCTTGACAACGTTCGACTTGTTGAACGTACCAAGATCAGCCCGAGCAACGTAACGAACTTCGTACTTGTCGAGGCCCAGCAGCTTGGGAACAGTCCAGCCGTGAAGGTCGCTCAGCACAACCTTGAGAGCAGGAGCGTTGTCGGTCAGATACCGCAGCAGTCGGTGTTCGTGATTACCTTCGATGAAGACAATCTCGGTATCGGGAGCCGCTTCTCGGATATCTCCGAGGAAGGTATGCACCCACTGAATCTTGCTCACAATATCCCATTCGCGGGGATCGACGCTGTAACGACCAAATTCAGCAAGATCAAACACGTCGCCACCAAGAATGACAGTGTCAGGCTGAATGCGAACAACGGTATCAATAAAGATACGACGCCAGAACGGGTCGCACTCTTCGTCGTGGATGTCGGACGCGACCAGCATTGTTTGGAATCTAGTTCCCTTAGGCTTACGAAACTTGTCAATGTAATCTGCCTTCTCGATGTTCATCTGACGATAGACGTCTGCATCAGTGTGTCGCCCAAGGGCCAAGCGGTCCTTACGGCCACCTGCTAGTTCCTCAAGCCCTGCGGCTCGACGGAAGGCACGGAAAGTACCAAAACCACTTTTGATTGCGTGATCGCTAAAGCTCCCGAGATTCCGATACTGGGTACGAGTCGGCATATCTCTATCAACCTCAGAAGCTACTCGCTTGAGGTCTTCAATCATATCTATTTTATTCATCCAGGAAATTCGCCTTTCACTAGGTCTGTAGAATCGACATTTAGCGCCAGAAGGTGCGGGGCTGTCAGCTTAATTCGGCCCATAGAGTACGAGCGAAGTGTGCCGATCTGGGTGGTATTGTTGGACAGACCAAGATACTTGGACGCCTCCGGATCGTTGGATTGAGATAGCGAGGGAGCTTTAGTGAAGATTTGGGCGAGACCCGACAGCATGAGGCTAACGCCCATACCAATCAAGGCATTCGCCAGCATACCGCTGGCGACAGTCCCGACACCGGGGATAAACGCGATACCGATCAGTGCGGCCCCTAGAAGGACCTTACCCACACCCTTGCCCCCCGCAACTGCAGGGACCATGTGGATTTCATCGGGGCTTTCGTCCAGAGATTCCTCTGTTTCGTGCCCGACGATTCGGAGCATAGGGCGTTCTTCAACCAGACGGTCGGAGTACAGCCCTAGCTGACGAGTAAGAGCCGTTACAGCCTCACGCACGGAGCCTGCTTCGATCTTATGGACTGCGCCATAGTCTTCGGCCAGCTTACCGTGGAATGTGATTTGCATCTAGTACGACTCCGTTTTCTACTTTGTATTCAGTGATGCCTTCAAGCCCCACGATGAAGTGGGAGACATCAGGCCACATTTCCATGTACGCCTTATCGGCCCCACTCAGAACGCTGGAAGCTCCAGGATGAGTGTGCCAGATGCCTTCGATTTGGTCGATATAGCGGACAACATCTGCGGCGTCAATTTCAAATCCTTCCTTTGGGTCAGGATGTACGTTTGGGGTTTCGAAAATTGCGCCGTCGATAATCAGGCCGCAACGTTCTTGCTCACCCTCGTAATAATCAAACAAGTCCTTCATCGTAAACCTCTTTCAGTTCAAGCGTTGGTTTCTTTTCTCGAAGGTCGGGAACGTCTGGGTGCCGCAAAAGGTACGAAGTGTACCGACGCCACGCTGGGCGCATCGTCTCTCGACTAGACATCATATTGACCTTGTGGTGGAGGATTTCGTTCCCTCCGAGGAAGATCACCAAATGGTTGGGGACTGAACCTCCTACAGTGCAGACCATTATGTCTGCAGGGCGGGGAGGCCAGTGCTCGTCAACGTCAAGCATTTCAAAGCCACTCAATGGCCAGTACTTCTCGATCAGATTATCTGTCTCAGGGTCCCAGTCACTCGGACGAGAGAAGGGAGGAATCTCGATCCCGAAGTTCTCCAGATAGAACCCCTCGACCACGCTAAAACAATCCTGCTTACCGAGGTTGAAAAACTTCCCTTCGAATTTAGCTACCTCAAAGTTTGACATGGGGATAAGCGGGCCTTGTGTATTTCTTGTAAGGAATCGTGGTCTGAGCAGAAGGAGTGAACCGTCCGAGAATCAGGTTGATGTTGAAACGATTATAGTCCTTGATCTGCTTGATACGATACTTGGCAGTGATCTTCTGGTTTACGTTGCCCAGAAGGTCTTCGAGTTCGACCGTGTACTTGATTAGCGTTCCGCCGTCAACATATCCCGAGAACAGAGCAGGCTTGAGAGCGGCTAAATCAATGTCGTCGCCCCCGATGCTGAGCGTTGGACGTTCTGGATTTCCCTCAGCGGTTTTTGCCTCGCTAGTCAGAGAACAGGGAACGCTCTCATACTCGTCTCCCAGATACTCGACAGGTGGGCCGCTCTTGAAAAAGATAGTGGCACCGGTGCGGGTCACAAGCTCATAAAGAACAATCTCCGCATCGGGAGACAGTTCTTGTGAATTTTCGAAGTTAGTTTCGTCAGTCATTAACTGTAGCTCGGGTCATGATGAATTGCCATAATCTCAAGGGGTTCTAGCAGACCACCAGAATTTGGCAAGGCTTTGGGAACGCTTACAGGATTCTCGAAGCGGAGCTTGAGAACGCCCAACCACTCATGGTTGTAGAACCAAGGTTTGTGCTTGCGATGCCCAGTGTAGAATGACTCCAACACCCCTGCATTGTATTCCGGATTGGTTGTGTAGTCGATAGTTCCATTGTTGAAGTACCAACGGAGTCCTTCGAGTGTGATTTTGAACCTGCGTCTGTAGGGCAGAACAGGAGTAGGAGTGTAGTCCCATCCGTTCATGTCACGAATAGACGGCTCCTCCGGAGCAATAGTTTCTGCAGTCCGAGTATTAGGACAGAACTCAAAGTTGAACTCGGCCTCAGCCATCCCTTGCCACCTTCTTGATTAGTTTCTTGGTCACACCACCCTTTAGCACATCGTTGCTGAATGTTGCAATGACATCGTTCGGTCCCATTGAAGGCTTCTCTTCGGGGGCAACAACATAGACGTTCACAGGCGGGGCGCTGTTAGGAGCCATGATGTTCATGCTAGGTCCTGCATCCTTCAAGGCATTTGCCCCGCGAGCGTTGATTGCATCAAGGAAGCCCTTACCCAAGCTCTGGGCAGCAGGACGACGAATGACGTATTCTCCCTGAGCTGCATTGATCAGAGTGCTGTCACGAGTAGGCAGACCGCCCGTGATGCTTCCGCCGCCATAGTAGTTCTTCGGGACTTCACCTCCTCGCCATAGGCCGAGCCAGTTGCCATAAACGGCACCGCCACCTTGGCCCTGACCGACAATGCCTTGATCCAAACCACCACCGGCAACGCCTCCGACAACTCCCGCAAGCAGGGAGAAGAACTGATTGGCCAGCGCGACTGCTACCATTTCCAAGATAGCGTCGATGATGCGAGAAGCCATGTTCTCAAAGGCTTGACCAAGACTTACGGTTCCGCTCATGACGTCAGAGAAGAATCCCTTGAAGCCCTCATGCACAGCACGAAGCGGCTGGTCTAGGTTCTTGATCAGTTCCTGACCGAGGCTATCTGCAGCCCCGATATCGTACTGAACAGCCTCGATGGCCATCTTCATTCCTGTGCCGAACGTCGTCGGTACTTCTGTCAGCACATCGTAGCTCGCCTTGAGAGCGGCGTTGGTGTCGATCAGGTCCTGAGTCTTCTGGTCAATGTCACCAAGTTCAGTCTGAACATCCCGCAGGGCAACCCGCTGCTGTTCAATCTGACCGGTCACGATGATCATCGAAGAATCGTCGGTAGTCTGACTCTGACGGATCAGCATAGACTCAAGCTGATTCTCGATCTCTTCCTTGTCCTCACGAACCTTACGAGCCAGTTCCATGTATTCTTGAATACGACGCTCGTTAGCCTGTATCTCGGCCTTGTTCTTGTTGTCTTGAGCAATGTCAGAACGACGCTGCATGACAGTACGCATATAATCCGGAGTGTTCTGATTGCCGATAGGGTTGCTGAGACCCGATACTCGGGCTTGGGCAAGTGCCAGTGTTCGCTCAGGAGAACGCATCGACGCCTCGAAAGCATCCTCAATGCCCTCGACTGTGGCATCCATGTAGTTGGTAACAACGGCACCAAGCTGGTCGGCGATCTTGTTGACCTGTTCGCGGCGAAGTTCCTCGGCTTTACGCGAGGCGGTCTCCAGCATCTTGGTACGCTGTTCTTTTGTCGGGTTCATGGCCTCAATCTGGTCCACTGCCAGTTCGGTTTCTCCATCGATCCACGCATTAAGCTGACGATCCAGAGTGGTCATGAGGTCAGGTATCTCTTCAAGCGTCGGAGCATTCTCGAAAGAATCGAGGGTGTTCTCATAAAGCTCCTGCATGTATTCAACCTGCTCCTTTTGAATACGAGCATTAATGCGGTCAAGTTCTCGCTCCCGACGAGCAGCCGAACGGCGACCACCGCCTGTTTTCTTCTTCTGCTGTTCTTCGTCGGGGAGTAGCTGAGACAAGGTAGCTCGCTTGCTGGCAATGGCGGAATCGATCACTCCCTGAGCAGCATTGTTATCCTTGTACTTCTTGCCCAAATCTTCTAGAGTAGAGATATCGGAGCGAAGCTGAGCAGCAGCATTAGCACGATCTTGGTCGCTGCCCTGCGAGGCGGTGCGGACACCTCGTTGGTTGCTATAGGTGCTGTCCATGATGCGACGACCGTCATCGGAAAGAAGGAAATTAGCTCTGTCGATTTCCTGTTGTGCAGAATCTCTGCGAGCTACGCCGCTTTCAAAGTTGGCACGGAAGCCAGTTACTTCTCTAAAGAACTGCTTGAGACGATAGTCCCCCGTGATCTGGGAGTTGTCCGACGAGTTGAACAGGTCGGTAGCTCGGTCCCAACGACGATTCTGAACATGGTTGAGAAGAGTCTGTAGCTCCTTCTTCGATCCACCATTCAGTGCCCGACCTTGGTTCATCATCCAGCGGAGGCGTCCGGTCAGACCGGCGTAGGTGCCGCTCGCGGTCTCGTTCGCTTCGTCAATTCGAAGCTGCTCAGTCTGCATGGTCACCCGAGCTTGGGTAGCGATGGTGCGGATAGCCTGAATCTCAAGGTTACGCATGGCATTGATCAGACCGGCGACACCCCCCTCGGTCTTGGCGAACTCTTCTCGCAGACCAGGGAAACGCGCAGCCAAATTATTGACTTCATTACGAACAGCCTCGGTCGTAACGGTAAGATCACCGTTTGCGCCTGCCATTTCGTCCTGACGAAGGATCAGCTTCTCGGTCTCGGTGCGAAGAGTAGACTCCTGTTCCTGCAAGCTCGCAAGCTCAGCGTTGGCATCCTTCGAGGCTGTCTCGACATCATCAAGCGAATCTCCCAGCGACTCTAGGGCTGCGTCTGCTTCTTCGGCAGTCAGTCCAGAATCCCGCAGACGTTCCTTGAATTCTTCGGCTTCAATGCCTGAGTCACGATAAGACTTTCCGAGAGTGGTCACAAATTCGATGATCGCACCAATCGGACGCAGAAGATTGTTAACGATGGTCAGCAGCCCGGTCAGGGTTGTGACGAAAATCTTAGTCAGAGGAAGCAAAGCATCCCCGAGAATCTTCCCGGTTTCACCAAAGGTGTTCATCAGGATTTGCCACTTGGCGCTGAGAGAATCCAGACGGTCGGCAGCAGCTTCGCTCGCAGCATTCTGGCGAAGGGTGGCAGCTTCCAGCTTTTCGATATTGTCGATGTTGCTGCTCAGAACAGCGTAGGCAGCAGCGGCTCGGGTTTCGAGAGAGCCGTAGGCTTGGAAACCGCTTTCCTGCAGACGACGAAGAACTTCGTTGAGGCCCAGAACCTTAACGTCGATGTCCTTCGTGGTCAGTCCAACCTTCTGTAGCTGAGCCACCAGCTTCTCCGAAGGATCGAGGAAGTCAACAAGCATCTGACGAAGGCCAGTAGACATGGTTGAACCACTGCGGATACCGGCGTCGGCCATAGCACCCAGAGTTGAGACCAGTTCGTTGAACGTGATGTTGTTCAGTCGAGCGGTAGCACCCACGTACTGCAGACCAAGCTGGACCTGATTAACCGACAACTTCGAGTCGTTCAGGGCAGCAACCAACGCGTCGGTAACCTGAGTAGATTCGCTAGCGGCAAGCTGGAACGATCCCAGTGCCGAGGTTAGAATGTCAACCGATTCGTCGGTAGTCGAGCCAGCCGCAGCCGAGAGGTTGACTACGTTCTCAAGCAGGAGACCGATTTCCTGACCGGCGTAACCGGCCTGGGCGATCACCGTAGCGGACTTGGTCAGTTCTAGAACACTGTTGGCGCTGTTCTTCGAGACGTCAATAATCTCGTCGCTCAGACGCTCCATTTCGGTAGCAGTCGAGCCGGAAACAGCCTGCAGTTGGGCAAGGGCGTCTTCGAACTCAATGGCGAAAGAGACGCCAGAGCGGATCGAAGAGATCAGGCCGTAGATGGCTCCGGCGGCTACAGCATAGCTGGCAACGCGACCAACAAGCTGCCCTGCGCCGTACATGCCTCCACCCTCTTCGCTGAGAAGGTTACCCGGTGCGGTCTTGAGACCAGCGAAGAACCCGCCCTTCTGGGCGTTGCTCTGCTTGGCTTCTCGGTTACGCAGAGCAATCGTCTCGCCAATCTCGCGCTGTAGGATATTGTGGCGGTCGATCAACTGCTGGAGACGGGCAGCGTTCTGCTGCTCAACAGGCTTGGCAAGCTCAGCGTTAAGCTGCTTCTTGGCCAAGTTTGCGTAATTAGTCTGGTTGGCCAGTCGGGTAGTTAGATCGGTGAGGCGACGATACGCACCTTCGGCTCCGATAAGCTCACGATTCTTGAGCGAAGTTTCTCCCTGACGAACCATACGTGCGGCCAGAGCTTCTCGCTCCAACCGAGTGTTGTTCATGATCTGCAGACCCTCTTCTCGAAGGGCCTGAACATTTAGACGACTCTTGGCTTCAAGGCGTTCTCGTACACCTACCTGCTCTCGCAGGATACGTACCTGACGCTGCATCTGAGAAGTGGCACCCTCGAAGTTGGTGGCTGACGGGTTCGCAAAGAGCTTAGCGTTCTTACGATCCAGTTCTTCGAGGGATGCCAGCATCGGGGCAAAGGCTTGACGGCCATCGTTGCCCAGCAGCGAGATACGGCTGCGAAGCTGACCGACCTCGTTGGTCACCTTGCTGTAAGCCTTGGCAGATCGTTCCAGATTGTCAGCGTTCAGATACTGAACACTCTCGGGCTTACCGCCCTTCTGGATCATCTGACCGATTTCTTTGTTCGCTTCTCGGACACGATTACGCAGGACGCCCATCGAGTTGGCCGAGGCGTCGATACTGCGCTGGAATCCGTTGAAGGCTCTGGCTCGTTCGCCCAAGGTCTCAAGACCACGTGAAGTACCGCCAAAGAAGTTAGTGCCTGCAGCACCCTGCAGTGTTTGAAGTCTCTTGGCCTGGATGGCCAAAGCTTTAAGTTGCTGATCGCTGGCCTTACCTGCGGCGCGAATCTTGGACAGGAACTCGTCTAGCTTGGCATTTACACCGTTGATAGCGCCTTCCATCCCCTTCGGGGTGATGTTTACGCCTACATTTGCATCAACTTGTTTGTCTGCCATTGTTACTCACAGTTCCATAGAAAAAGGCCCCTGTAGCTATACAGGGGCCTTTCACTTTTTTCAAGGGTTGAAGTGGTCAACCGCCAGCGTAAGCCTTGGCGAGCGCACGGCTCAGACCAGCATAACGAGGATTGTCCAGAACCTTCGCCGTTTCTTCTGAACGAGTCATCACAATCGGAGACAGTTCGAACGGCAGGTTGCTGTAGTCCGTTTCGCTGAACGCAAGGTTGAAACCACGCGTGATCTTCAACTTCGGAATCACGACCACAATCGGTTCGTCATTCGCCGACAGGGTTCCGACAATCTTCGCGCAGAAGTAATCGTCCTGCTCGAACGAGCCGGTTGCGATTTCGTTCACGATCCACACCGTCCAGCCTGCCTTAACAGCGGCGGGAAGAGCTTCGACAGTCGCATCAAACGGGCCGGTGCCGGTTGTTGCTGCAGTCGTTGCTACAACGTAGACTTCATCCTTCTGGTCCGGATTCTGAATGATCAGGGTGGCACCGCTAGGGATGTCACCAAGGTCATCGATACCAGTCGTTGCGTCACCTGCGATAGGGGCCGAGGCGATGCTCAGCGTAGTCGCATCAGCAGCGGCGTCGGCATCAACCGTACCACGGAGGCGCTTAACGGTCGAGCCAGCAATACCCAGCGCGTACGTCAGGTTGCGGGCGTCGAATTCATATCCTTCGAAAGTCGTCGTCATGTTGACGTTCGACTTCTGGGTATCAACAGTAAGCTGCTGGATACCGTTTTTTAGCATGATCTGGTCCGACTGCTGCTCCATCGTAACAGCCTTCACCATACCAACAGAGTGATCCGTTGGGTTCAGGGCGAAAGCATCTTCCGAATACGGAGCGATCATAACAGTGGCGTTACCGATCACAAACTTCGGGTTCTTAACGTCAGCCATTGAAACTTCCTATATTGTTAAACTCTCTGCAAATTCTGCTTGACTTGTATAGGATAAAATGCGAAGGGAAGCAACATGAACCAAGAAAAACCGAAACAGCAGGTTAAGACCCTGAGCATTCGGATTCCTGAGGACCTCTACCTAGCCGTGTCGCAATATGCGTTGGACCGGGAACTGCCGTCGATTAACGCCGCAGTTACTTCCCTGCTCAACAATGGACTACGAGTTACTGGAGACAAGGAGTCCGCTATTAGCGAGTTTATTCTCGAACTCATCCCCGAACAACGGCTAAAGGAGTTGGCCAGTGGCACAATCAAAACGTCCTGAGAAGACGCTTAAACTCGAAGACGGTACTGAACTCAAGATGTCATACCTTATGCTTAACGATATTCTACGTTACGTGGGTACTCCGGAGGAGGCTCTGCCTCGAATCCTCGCGGACCAAGACACCCGAGACCTGATCGTTCGCCGTCTTCTGACGGATAACGACAAGCCAATTGAGGACCTGAAAGACCTCATCCCTGTGGGTGACTTGGAAATCGACTTCTTCGATGTTGAGGATATCTTGGCGTGGACTATGGAACACGTCACGTATTTTTTTATGAAAACCGCCGAGAAGATGAAGGCGGCGGTCGCAAAGTATCCGGACATGGAGAAGATGATGAAGTCCTTCGACCCTTCCGAGAGTGGTTCGAATCCCTCTCCGACGACGACCAAATCTGCTGGGCCTACGGAATAAATCCCAGTCAGTATCAAGAACTAGCCCGCAATGAGGTATGGTACGATGTGACATACAAATTGCGGGTTCGTCTTGGTGAGGCTACTGTAGGACATTTACAGCAGCATTACTCTATGGTAAAGATTCTCTCAGCAGCATTTGGTGGAGACTCTAAGTCTAATGCCGTCAAGGTCAATGACATGAGGTCCACCGAGGATGCGGTCACAAGTTTGAACCAATTTTTCGGTGCGCAATGAGAGCAACAAGACAGAAATTTGATATCCAGTTCGACGTTATTGATAAGGGCAGCGGCAAGTTTTGCGGCGCTCTTGAAGACATCGATCTTTCCGAGGGGTCAACCATTGATTGGGTGGCCCCTCGGCGCATTTTGAAGGTTGACGTCAACCTTCCTCTCAAGGGTGGCATGGTTATCCAAAGCCCCCAAGGTATGAAGTACATGGTCGCGTGGTTCTCACCAAGTGAGACTTCTATGGGCGATCCGTTCCGTGCTTTCAAGCTCTACCAAGCCACTACGGTGGCCAGTCTTCGTCGTCGTAGTTCGTCAGGAACTGACGCTCGCACCGGTCTTCCTAAGGAAGGTGCGTTGGGTGATCCTGTCGAGATTTACGCCAGCTACGAACCACTACAGGAAGCGTTCGACCGAGAGCTTCGCATCCCTAACGAGAAGGGTAGGCTGATTACCAACGAGCCTCTGTTTCGCAATGACGTAATCAATGGCGAGACCGTCATTGAAGTTCATGAATTCCAGGGTCTCTGGGGTGCAGTCCTAGCTTAAACTCTTTTCAAGGCGGTGATACACCGCGTTTGGAATCTTTCTTCCCATGTAATAGCTGAGGAACGGCTCGATCACGGGCCGATAGGTCTTGCCCACAAGCTTGTTCCGCACCGAGGCGGCTAGTGGGTTCATCAGCGAGGGATTATATGAAGCCTTCTGGCCAATGCCGGGTAGGTCTCCCAACGATAGGCGTCTCAGAGGCTTAACTTCAAGCCTGCCGATCATGATATTGGTGGACTGACCACCCGAGGCTCGTCCGAGACTGGACACAGCCCCTGAGGTGTTTCTCAGACTGGTGGGTTTGAATGTGATGCTGATCGGGCCGTAGGCACTGCGATAGGTCCCGACCTTACCAAGCTGTTCCTGCAGTCGTCCAGTATTCTTGAACCACTTGCGGGTTCCATACTTCTTGAACTTCCACTTCATGTAGGGTTTGGTTCTGACAGCCCACTGCCCCGTCATGCTTGAGATAGACATGGACCCGCTCTGGCCTCGCATAGCTTCGGCCACAGGGCCGTCAATGCTAAGGACACCATCCGGTGGGTTCCGGTAGTTGGCAATCCCGACACCCATGCGGGCTACGTCTCTGGCCATCTTCATTAGCTCTCGCTCGACGACGGGAGCGAAGTCTCGCTGGAGGTTTGCCTGTAGTTTTCTCTGTCGGTTTCTGGCGGCTCTAAAGCCTACCTGCTCAACAGCCATACCAATGGCGTCACCGAGAGACTGCTTAGCACTCCCTCGGTTGCCAAAGGTCAGGTTGATGTTGAGCTTGACGTCGTTATTTTGCAAGGTCCACTCGCTTGAGGCTGATGCCGATGCTGCGCACAGTACGAGCCTCGGATTCGCCAGAGGGGAGGACCTCGAAGCTGGTTACTTGAAGCTGAGCAAAGGGATTGTTGTCGTCGTCGTAAACGTTCCACACACGAAACTCTGGAGTGCGTCCGCTATCGATGATGCACTTCTTGCGAACGAGTTCGAGAATCTCTGCTTCTCTGAACAAGTGCTGGTCACGAACAACCGAAAGCACGATGGCCATTTCGATGTCGGGGCGGTGATCGTCGTTCTCTGCGTAAGTCCAATCGGCGAGACCAATTAGATCAACGTTGGGGAGTTCATTGACTTCCTGACGAGCGTCCCAAGAAATGTACTCTATGTCGGGGCTGATTTCTTGGGCCTTTGCCTGCGCGACAACATCGGTTACGGCCCCAACCAGATTAGCGTAAACGGTTGGAAGGTCAAAACGGCTATTAGCCATGTGTTATTCTCCTGTGATAGCGTCAGGACCTCTATCAGACAGGACGAAAATGTCAACCAATGGGTAGGCGTCTGCTGTCGGATCGAGCAGGGTGTAAGCTGCAGCAACGTGCCCTTCGAGGGCGGCTCGGATGGCATCCCAGTCCACGGTATTCCACCGCTCATAGGCGCTTGTGCCGCTGTCATACTTCTTAGGCAGACGAATCTGAATCGTGTTGAAGACTTCCAAGGCTGCTACAGCCTCGATAGCTCTCTTGATCTTATACTCCTCGAACCCACCAGTATTCTGGTAGACGCTCAGATCGATGTCTTCCCCCACGTATGATCGGAAAGCCATAAGGGCTTGGAAGAGATTGATTTCTTCGTCGGGCAATTCATCTTTGTCCACCCCTAGTAGTAGGCGAACGCCTTCACGGGTTGCGGGGAACCCGATGGAGGCATGAACTGTGTAGGAAAGGGAATCAAGGATCGCTTCGGTAGCGGTCGTGTAATCCCATTCGAGGGTAAGTTCCTCGAACAGCCCAGTGGAAACCGTGTTGCTTCCGCCGGGGATTTCGATAAGATAGCTGAGTTGTCCCGATGCGACAGGCACAGTCTCCGTCAAGACTGTGCTGCCGTCGGAGCGAAGAAGGGTATAGGTAAGATCGCTGGTAGGCGCACCAGAGTTGAACTGGACTAGATGACGGAAACGCTTACCAGCTTCGATCACTTGACTTCCTTGAGCTTTCCACGCTTGAGGTTGGTTACGACGAACTGGTCAAAGGCACGAGCCTTCGTACCTTCCTTGTCGTCCTTGTACAGAGTACGAGTTACGGGATCATAAAGCTGAGTACCGTCGGCTGCGCGAACGGTGATTGTCTCTGCTTCTTTCTGTGGGTATGCTGCCTTCGTAGGAGCTTCCTTCTTCGGAGCTTCCTGCTTCTTGGCGGGTGCTTTCTTTTCTTCTGCCAACATGGCCTCCTGATAGAAAAAGGGCGGGGACTAGCCCCGCCCTTGTTGGGGATTAGCTGATCGCGTCGAGATTCAGAATCTGACGAGTATCACCGAAGATCAGGCGGTAACCTGCGTTCTTCGTGCTGTACAGGTTCACGCGCTGGTTCTTGATCACCCGCTCGCTTTCCTCGATGTCCGAGCCGTTTTCAATCAACTCTTCCAGAGTATCGTTCTTCGAGAAGCCAAGAAGCTGGTTCGAGGCCGCGTCCGAAACGAGGGCGAAGTTGATGTTCAGGTCGAGACCAGGGTTAGCCTGAGCCGCCGAAACGCCTGCGCGCTGGAGCATTTCCATCTGGGTCAGACCTTCCGAAACCGAGGGCTTCGCGAACATCAGACGCCACTGGAGATACGTATCCCAGTTACCTGCGACAGTGTCAATCGGGGCACCCGACTTAGCGCGCTCAACGAGCCACGCAGTCAGAATTTCCCAGTTGATCTTGCCTGCGGCAACCGTACCAACGTCAAGGCCATTGTCGCTTTCGACGTCCGAAGCGTTACGGGTCTGGGCAGCGCCATGAACACCGTCACCGTTGATCATCAGCGAGTAAGCCGTAGCGGTCTGGGCCATCTTCGTAGCCTTCTCGGCGCGCATGACATACGGAGTCACGAGGTCGAGGCTGGCGCGACGAGCGAACTCGTAGGTCCATTCCAGACCAACGCCGAACTTGAAGATTTTGACCGACTGGTCGCTGGCCTTGATGCTCCACACCGGGATGCGGGCACCTTCACCGATCATGCCGTAACGTTCGTAGTCCTCTTCCGAGTCCTGAACAACGGTCGTGATCAATTCCGTACCGTTGATGGTGCGGCTCTGGGCAACGAGTGCTTCGGGAGTTTCAAACTCCGTCTGACGGTACTTCCACTGAACGACATCGTCGATCACTTCGGGGAAGAGGGCACGGACACCACGGTACGAAGCGAACGCGTCGGCAGCAGCCTGCAGCGTCACCGCGTTGCGGTAGTCATCACGGGTAGGCAGACCAAGGAATACCTTGGTAGCTTCATAGCCATCCATGCCAAGTTCAGCCGCGATGCCTTCGGGTTCAACTGCGAGACGCAGGTAGTCCGAGACGTTGAGACCATACTCCTTGGCCGAGGCCATCAGCTTGAGTCCAGCTTCCTGCGACTCAGCGCCGTTGTCGCTCATCAGCGCACCGACAACCTGATCTACAGGGCGACGGTTTGCAGTAAGCTCTGTAGTAGGCTTAAAGTTCATTTTGGTATTCTCCTGTTATCTTTCTTACTGTTCTACGATGACGTATTCACTGGCCACCGACAGAACAACGTTCTTGGCTGCGTCAGCAGCAGCAGCGGACTTCACGAGACCGTCGCCTGCACCAACCGCCGTGTCGCCACGGGCCATAGTCGTTCCCGACGCCTTCTTGAGACGCTTGCGGAAGCGAGTCTCGACGGTAACCGTCACGACACCTTCCTGCGAACGATCTTCTACCTGGAAGATTCGACCGTAGACAGCATCACCGTCTCCAGCCACTTCAACAGTAGCGTCTGCAGTGGTGTCCAGCGTAACTGCGCGACCAATCAGTTCATCGTCGGTCAGGCCGTGGCCCGCCTTAAGGAACATGGTGAACGCGAAGTCGTGCTGTGTGAAACCATCAAGCACTACCTGATTCGTATTGAAAGCCATATTCTATATACTCCTTAGTTCTTCGAGCGGAAGCTGTCGGCAGTTGCCTTCAACCGTGCTTCTGCTGTGCGCTTAGCGCGTTCTTCTTCGGTTTCCTCGTCGTCCGAGGCACCCTGCGAAACTCCACCAGCGGGGATCAGCGCACTCAGGCGAGTCTCGTTGCCAGTGATGTAGTCCACCATTGCGGGGACATCTTCAAGAACGGCTGCATCGGTATCACCATCAAGAGCCTTGAGGGCAACGTACTGCTTACCAATCAAGGTATTCAGCGCCGTAGTCTGTTCCTCCGACATTCCGCCGACAGCCTGTTCGTCAAGCTTTGCCTGCAGATCATCGCGTTCGGTCGTAAGCGCCGTAACGGTTTCCTGAGCGCCGCTCAGTTCCGCTTCCAGCCGCTCCTTGTCGCTGTTGGCAGCGTTAAGCTGAGTAGTCAGATTGATCTTGTCGTCGGTCAGATCACTCAGCTTCGTTGTAAGTTCCTTAAAGTCCACTTCTTCTTCTCCTTGGTCACCTGCGCTGGCGGTGCAATAAATGTTGTTCAACTCAACTCCCGCCGCAGCAAGTCTTTGAGCTTCTTGACCCAACTTAGCATCAGATGGAGCAATAATCTTGGAATTTTTTGCTGCACCACGACTAACCAAGCTAAGTTCTACTACATCCTGCACACCAACGAGGTTGGTATGCACTCCGTTCTTGCCGATTTCGTGCCCTTCATCACATTCGAGACGAATAAACGGCATGTAATCGCCCTCGGCAGCAGCTTCCATGTAATCGAAGCCACACTCCGAGCAAAGCATCTTTTCAGAAAGGAACTGAATCGATACTTCATCAATCGATCCGCTGTTGAGCTTCACGATGATCTTTTCTTCGGACGAGTCTACATAGAGATACCCGCGAAGTTCGGTCTCACCGTTCTCCATCGGGATGGACTCGGCGTAGAAAAATTTCCCGTAAGGTGTGCCACGCATATCGTGGTCCATCATCAGCGGGATGGGGTCATTGTTGACGCGCTGAGCAAGCTGAGCGATTGTGTTCGGGCTGATCTTGGCACGATCAAAGACCGTTCCGCCCTTACCTCGCAGGGCCACGGTGCTGGTTGCCCGCACTTCGTACACACGAAGGTCAGACGTATCTACGCCTTCACCTACCGCTGCCTGTAGCAGGGCTGAAATAAATGGGGTCTTATTCAGTTCTTTCATTTCAGCCTCCAATACCCTCTTTGAAATAAAGTTTCAAGCTAACCATGTTAAACCTCTCCGGACTTGGTTCTATTCGACTTGGCGTTCTGCCCGCCTTCGCTCACTTGGCCTCGGCCATTAGGGTCGTCGTTCGGGCTGACTCTATCTGCCTCAACGTCCACCGACTGCTGTTCAAGGAAGCCCGTGCCTGAAAGCTCCGGTGCCCCGGCGTGGCCAAGACGGCCATACATGTCGAGGTGGTACGCATCGTCAGTAATCGCTCCAAGCGAGAGGTCCTGCATCAGACGCGAACGCTTCATGGTCAGGTGCGGCTCAAGCTCAAGCACCGGGCGAAGCTCGATAGGAGTGAAGTAGGCGTGAACGTGACCTTGGAATCCTGCGATACGCACCGCAAGGGTCAGGGCTTCGCTCAGGAGCGAGGCAACTGTCTCATTCAGGCTGTCACAGTTCATGGCGAACAGACGGCTCTCGGTCGAGGCAGTATCACCATCCCCACCCTTACCCACAACCGAGGGCATAGTCTTGAGAGCGGCCTGATTCTGAGCGTCCAAGGTCTCGATAACCTCGGCGATCTGCAGGCTGGCACCGGGGTTCTTCTCGTTGATCATTCCGGCGGTGACCGCATCGGTGTGAACGAAGGCTTGGTCTGGGCGGATGTCAGAGAAAGTGCTGCGAACGGCTGCGATCTGCTGATTGACGAACTGCTGGCGCTGCTTCGGATCATTACGAAGGCCGACAGGTGCGTTCGCCATGAGGACGCTTTCGAGAACGGTCACATCGATGCGGGGATAGCCCGTCATACGCATGATGTTGTAGAGTTCTTCAATGACCTGAGTACGAGCAGCAATCGTATTGATGCTTGAAACAAACATCGAGTAGCTGTAGACACTCGACGGGTTCTGGTGGAAGCTGGTCGAGAAGAATGTAGGGATGTTCAGGTTGATCAGGTCCTGCGAACCCGTCACCTTCTGCATCGGTACATACTGACCCGGCTTTTTCTCTTCCCACTCGATACTGGCCATATCGACGTTGCGAAGCTCATACGGCTCCATCGACTTGTCGTAGACTAGCTCAAAGCCAATGGCTCCTCGGAGCATGGTGCTGTACCGAAGATCGTCAAAGAACTTCTTGCGAGCAGACTTGGCATTGTACCCAAGCGTGTAGTCATTCGCCGTGAACAGGCGAGTCATGATGTTGTTTGCCAGTTCGATACCGTCTCGGGAAAGCTCTCCGTTCTGATCGTAGGCGGTGACCACTAGGTTTGCGGAGCTAGCGATGGTTCCGTAGGCAAAGATAGCTGAGGAGACGTCGGGGTCATGACGGACCAGTCGGTCGAGGAGAGTTCGGCTATCATCTGCGAGACGAGAATCAAATAGACTCGTGCGATGTTCATCGTAACCCGGAACCGAGAGTGCTGTTTCGTTAGGGTTGTACCCCGGTGTTGCTGCTGTGCCTCCGGCCTTGTTCTTCTTCTTCGGAAGAATGAACTGGAAGCTATCTACCAAAGCCATACTTGTTTACGTCCTTATTTCTAAACCTGTCAGTCGGGTCATTGTTCTTGCCCATATCCAGCCCAAGAATAGACAGCGTCATAGCAGTATCGTTCAAATTATGCAAAAAGATATGCTCTGCTACTCGTCGGGCTAGCAAGGCAAAAGCCATGCTGTGAAAGAAGTGGTCATTGCCGTTCAACTTGACCCACTTCGGCTCTTTCTCGGGAGTTTCTTCCCGAACCATATCCCGCAAGTGTGCCATCAAAGTGTCTTTATGTGAAGTGTAACCACCAATAACCGCCGCATCATTCACAATACTTGTGCGCACCATGTCGAGTGCGAAAGTACGATTAGCGGCGTAGTAGATCATGTTGCCTGCTTCGTCTCGCTTGGGTGCGAGGATGGCCTTGCCTTCATAGGCAATCGGCATCATGGTCCCCATCGTGTTCTCACGGATGGCGTCCACCTCCGGAGTGTAGGGGTATCGGTCAGCGCACATCTGAACGATGTTGTACCTCTTGCGCAGTTCCGCGATAGTGGCATGAAGTTGCGAAGCGTGACAGGTCTTGAACAGGAACCAAGGGTCCTTACCGTCGGTGTGTTCCCCGACAATCGTCAGGTGACAGATAGCGCCCATATCGATGCCCAAGAATGCGGCAGCACTGGTTTCGATTTCTCTACCGTGTGAGGCCAAGCATCCTTTGATGGACTCTTCTGGAATCTGGGCCGAAGCCGGGCTGTAGGGTTCGCCCAGCACGGTATTGTGGAAGCCCTTCTCGTTCTCGTTCAGCTTGTACTTGGCAAGCTGCTTGAAAATATATTCCAGCGAGATACGGTCGGTCGAGAACGGGTTGACCTTATAGCCACGGAAGTTGTCCTTGCTTGGGTGCTTAGCGACCCACTCGCGCAACTCGGGGTTGTGCAGGTCGAGTCGCGAGCCACACTTGCAGCACTTGACGTATGCTTCCTTTAGATTCAGGCCAGTGATTTGTTCCGGCGTCATATCCACGAGCTTGTCTACCTCGAAGTTGAGGTCGGGCAGGTGGACCCACTCGTGTTCAAACAAGGGGAACTGGTGGTGGTTGCACGATTCACAGCGGACAAGGTAGTGGAACTGGTCAGTCAGGGCGAAGTTCTTATCGACGCCGAAGCCCATATAGGTCGGGGTAGAGAACGCTTGAGTGATCTTGTAGTCCGAGTTCTGCAGACGCGACTGGAACAGACCGATCATGGCCTCGTCGGACAGGTCGAGTTCGTCGTGGAAAAGAATATCGGCAGGAATCGAGGTAGCGGGACCTTCGTTACAGCCCGTGATGTACCCCCAGCTATCTCCGATCTGAATGAGGTCCTGACGACGGACAGGCTTATCGACCATCGGTGGGTTGAACACGTCGTCGTTCTTGAGAATCGGCGAGATACGGGTGGTATAGACACGCTTATACATGTCCTCGGTCGGCAGGGTGAAAATCCCCGAGACACCGTTCATGCGTCGAAGAAACGCGAGGAACTTACGGACCTGAACCTCGGTATTGTGGGTAGGAATCATACCCTCGCCACAAAGGAACAGGTGATTAGGTGAATCGACGGTAATGCATTGGGTTGGAACAGAATCAACCTCGGCAACTCGAACAATCGTCCTGTTACGAGTGAATCTCTTTCGTTCCTCAGCCACTCCTTGTCTCTCAGCCTTTCTCTCAAGATTGAACAGCTGAATGTCGTGAGCCATTACCGAGACCTCAGCAATCGGAAGCTTTCCCCCGAATCCAGAGCCATTCGGCTTTCTCCAGCGGATTCTAGGCTTCATACCGAGACTACGCATTAGCTCAACAACTGCACGAACAAGTTCAGGCTCTGTATTATGAAAGGAGGCCCTGCCTTTTTTAGTGATGCTCCCGTCCGAGTCCATCAGGCCTCGAAGAAGTTCCAAGCGTTGGTAGGGGGAAGCTCTGAGATATGAGTTCGGGACAACCTTTTTCCCAATATGACCTTGTTCTCGCAGAGAGCGATAAAGTTCAGGAACTCTATACTGGATTTCGCTAGAGAAAACTAGGTCGTATCCTCTGTCCGAAAAAAGTTGACGCATTTCGGACAGATCTTGGTCACCAACTGTGATGGTGGCCGAGTGGCGACATCCATCTCCCAGCCAGACTCCGAGAACATACGGATCAATAGGCAACGGGGTATCCGCCCCGGCGAGGGCCTTGGTGTTTGGAACGTAAAACTTCGCTTTCTCAAAGTTTTCAAACAAGAACTTTGTGTCAACAACCCCTTCATGTGAGTAGCCGTCAGTCTTCGGAGGTCTCCCCTTGCCTCGGAACACCCCAGCAGAATTGAATGGGCCTCTGTGAGTTTTTACATTCCAGCGATGGCTTGAGTCTGCCACCACGACCTCTCCATCATCGAATTCAATCTCAAAGCAGTCTCGGCCATACCAGATTTCAGACTTGAAAGTGACCTTCGTAAGCTTTCCCTGTTCATCGAAAAGAGTATCGCCCACTTGAACCTCGCCCATAGTAGTCCAGCCATCTATCGTCGGAATGGGAGTGTCCAGTGACAGCGCAAGCCCAATCTGAGAACACTTGATCACCGACATGTTTGGGTGCATGTCGTTGGCAATCCGCTCTTGGAATGGGTAGCGGCTAAAGTCGAACGGCTTACGGCTAAGAGTCGTGTGTTCCTTCAACCAGTCGCCAATAGGGACTTCGTCGCCTGCTGCGAGAAACTTCGTGCTGGCCTGTTTATGTAGCTCGGAAAACAGTTTCATATTAGTAAGTTTGCAACTTGTCCTATTTTTTCGCGCGCGGGTTGACGGGTGATATTGGTCTGTGTATATCGATCCTCGTTCAACCGCGCAAGGAATTACAACTGGTATGGAAAAATATCCCGCCATTAGTTTGACGGAGCTTGAGAAGATCAAGAATGTCGTTGAGCAGGCAGAAAACGATCCAAAGTATCTCGACGGGCGCATTGCCCCCTACGACAGGAAGACTCGGGAACTGCTAAAGAGCTTCATCCCCGATCCTGTAGCAGCGGCTACTATAGAGCCTGGAGCGCAAAAAGGCAAGGTTGGCCGTCCCAAGAAGAACGGCATGATTTCAATGACCGAGCTTGAGAAAGAGTTCGACGAGCTTCGTGGATACATCAATGATCTCAAGAAGAACGTTAAAGGTCTTGAGCCTCACGAACAGATTCAGGTGGTTAAGACCCACGCTGCTCTGATCGAAAAGATTCTCTCAATGAAAGAGCGGATCAGCAACATCAACAAGGTGGACAAGTTCATGGCCACCGTCATTGAGATGATGGAAGCAGAACTTCCCCAAGAATCCCGACTTCGAGTTATCGAGAAACTCGACGAATACAAAACAGAGGAATAATTGTGACTATCTTTGCAACACACGCACCCCAGTACTGGGCAGCAGGTCTGCCTGTCATTCCGCTCAAGCCATTCGACTCTCCCGAGAAGGGTGCCGGTAAGGCTCCGATCCTTCCCGACTGGACCCGCTACGGCACTCAGCAGCCCAGCGACCTTGAGAAGGCGATGTGGGTCAAGGCCTACCCGAACCATAACATCGGTCTCCCCTTTGGTGCTGCCTCGGGTCTCTGCGCTATCGACATCGATACCGAAGACGAAGACCTGATCGCGGCCATCCTCGACATTCTTCCGCCGACGCCGTGGACCCGCGTGGGTGCCAAGGGTATGGGTCTGATCTACAAGTGGTCGGGCCAGCGCAACTTCAAACTGCGTGGCGAAGAAGGTGGCATGATCCTCGAATTTCTCGGCATGGGCAACCAGATGGTTGTTCCGCCGTCAATTCACCCTGACACCAAGCGGCCCTACACTGCTGACAACCACCTGTATGAGGTGATGGACAAGATCGTCGCTCTGCCGAACGACATCGACCAGCAGCTTCGTGAGCTTCTTGGCGACAAGGGCTTCAAGGTCAACAAGGGTACTCGCTCGGGTCCCGTTGATGTTGTGCCTGAGGGTGAACGCGACGTTCAGATGATTCGTCATGCTGGCTACCTTGCTCGTGTCGTTCTCGGCATGGACAAGTCGGCTCAGTTCAGTCTTGCTGACGCTATCGAGCAGATGACCCACTGGGTTCGTACTTACACTGCCTCGGTTTCGGGCGACAACATGGACCCCGGCAAAGGTGTGGCCAAGCTGCTTGAGTTCTTGGTCAAGGACCTTGAGAAGGGTAAGTCGCTTCCGGAAGGTTGGGATGCCGACCTCGACGAGAAGTGGGAAGAGAACGAGACCATCAAGCTCATTCGTGAGAAGAACCAAGTTTCTCGCTGGACCGTAACGAAGGCTCGTGATTGGCTCTCGGGCAAGATTCAGGAACGTCCGCACGATGATGACTGGGCTATGGCTCGGGTTCAGGAACTGCTTTCGCTTGTGGCGAAGGATGATAAGTTCTCGGAAATGGACTTCCGTGCCCTGATCGGCTTCGTTCAGAAGACTGCTGGTAGCGACGACCTCAAGTTCGGCAAGGCCGACCTTCTGCAGGGCTACAAGACTGCCAAGCGGGAAGCTGAGGGTGGTGAGGATTGGGAAGACCATGAAACCATCGCTCGCACGGTGCTGGAACAGATCGAACGGATCGGAGAACTCCGGTTCGATAAGGATCGCTTCTGGCAATGGAACGGCTCGTGCTTCAAGCACATGCCTCATGAAGACATCTACATGGAGATTGCCAACAATGTTAAAGGATCGAAGCTTGTTCAGCGACATAACGATTACGCCAGCGTCACAAAAGTCCTCGAACGTATGTGTCGCAAGCCCCTTACCGAAGCCTACGAAACGGGGATTAACTTCGCGAATGGTTGGGTTGGTGAAGACCTTGTGGTCCTCGATCACTCGGCCAAGTACGGAGCGACCTTCACCCTTCCGTTTGAATACAAGCCCGAACTCGCATCGAGGGCTAATCGATTCTTCGAGTTCCTCGTGGACTGTTGGGGCAACGAAGACGATTTCCAAGATCGTGTTCGCTGCTTGCAGGAGGCCTTTGCTGCTACTCTGTTCGGCATCTCCACGGAGTATCAGCGGGCTTTCCTGCTGGTAGGTAAGGCCGGTACGGGCAAGACCGTGATGCTGGATATCCTTGAGGCTCTGGTCCCACCCGAAGGTGTGGCTTCGCTGTCTCCGGAAGTCTGGGGAAAGCAGTTCTCTCAGGTCAGTCTCATTGGCAAGGTGGTCAACATCTGCCCCGAGCTTCCCGAGAATGGGGTGATTGCCGGTAACTCGTTCAAGGCTGTTGTCGAAGGTTCTCCGCAGGAGACCGAGTACAAGGGTCGCGACAAGTTCCGCTACCGTCCGAAAGCTGCTCACTGGTTTGGCTCGAACTTCATGCCGATCAGCCGGGACACCAGTCGGGGCTTTACTCGTCGGTGGATCATGCTCGATTTCAACAACGTGGTTCCCGAAGAAAAGCGGATCAAGAACCTCGCTGAGAGCATCATCGCGGACGAGCGTGAAGCAATTGTGGCGTGGGCGCTTGAGGGTCTGTCTCGTCTGCGTAAGCAGGGTGACTACACCAAGCCTGCTTCGCATAAGCGTCGTATGGAACAGCTTCGCCGCATCAACAACTCGGTCAAGGCATTCCTTGATGCGAACACGAACATTGTCGAAGATGGTGTAAGCATGACGATGATGAGGGACTTGTACGACCAGTACAACTTCCACCAGAAGGACATTGGCCGTGGTTCTCCTGTGAGTTACGAACGCTTCGGTCAGATGCTTGAAGACTTGGACTACGTGGTAGAAATGAACCCTGATGGCATGGGCCATCGTGACTGGGTTGTGAAAGGAGTGAAGATCAAAAATGCTGGTAAGTGAAAAGTGGGATAGCCGTATGATGGAATTGGCTCGGCATGTGTCGGGGTGGTCGAAAGACCCCTCGACCAAGGTGGGCGCTGTCATAGCACGGCAGGATCGAACGATTGAGTCGATGGGGTATAACGGCTTCCCTCGGGGAGTCATGGACACTATTGATCGCTATGCCAATCGTGAGGAGAAGTACAAGCTCGTCGTACACGCTGAGGCTAATGCGATTCTAGGTGCCCGAGGCTCGGTTGAGGGTATGACTCTCTACTGCACCCTCTTCCCCTGCTGTGAGTGTGCCAAGTTGATCATCCAATCGGGGATCAAGGAGGTCGTGGTTCCGTCGATGGAAAAGACCGAGAGGTTCTACGACAGCATGAAGGCTACCGAAATCATGTTTCGGGAGGCGGGAGTGAAGATGAGGGTTGTCGGTCAGCCTTGATCAGAAATCAAAGGACAGTTGCTGGGGGTCGGTGGAAACATCGGCCCCCAATTTCATTGGCTCGATGTAGATCACGCTGGAGATACTGGGTACTTCGAACAGGCATTCCGCCTCGATGATGGTGTGACTGAGTTCTACTCCGTCGATGACACTTACTTTGACTTCGCCTTTCGACGGCTCAATCTTGATGTTCATATAGCCTCTTGCTTACTTGAAAGAAAAAGCCCCACGTCTTGCGACCAAGCCATCTGGCCCCATGAGCGAAGCAACGGAAGATAGTGAACGACGGCCAGAAGAGGAACCAGCATGTGAGGCGGGTTCTGAACTCATACGGGTCGGGGGGAAGCTTCATCACATCGTTGGCGTCCATAGGTTTGAACGCTTCATGGACTAGGTGACGTAGCTCATACGAAGAGGTCTGGTAGGGGCTGACTGTCTTGACGAAGTGCCCGATGTTGTGGACTAGGTTGCTCCACTTGAAGATGGTGAAGACTGCTCCTAGCAGCAGATAGGCCACTACGCCCAGAGTTACCTCGAAGGTGCTGGGAGCGTAACTGGTGAACCCGAAAGCATAGACCAGCGTGGCAATTCCCCAGAGGGAGGGAATCAGGACACTCTGCCGACGTTCGGCGAAGAGTGTAGTTATGATACAGAAAAAGAGAAGGAGGGACCAATAGATGGTCCCTCCATATTCGATTACGTCAGCAATCACTTGTGGTCCTGGTCTGGACGGTCGATGTATCGACCACCGCCGGGGCCTTTGTACCCCGTGTCTTCCAGATCAGTTTTGTGCATCTGGCGGTACACAAAATACAGGCCTAGTGCGGCCAAAGCGATTGTGATAACAATTCCTACGTCGTTCATGTTTGCTCCTCATAAAAAGCTGCTTCATTGGTCTCACGCTGTCGGTCAAGGGATTCAACCGCAGCGATGGCGAGAGTGGCGACCTTGATCATACACGTTCTAAAGTCGTTTGTCACGTCCCGCTTGAGGGGTGCAAAGGAACCCACCATCCAGCGAGTCGCATACTGTCCAATATACGCGGCCCACATCCACGGTGTGTTCTTGCTATCGTCGAGGTCGTGACCCCAGCGATCTTCCTGATACTCCCGTTCCTTCTTGATCTCTTCGTAAATGTTCATTAGCACTTCTTCCCGTCGTCCTTGAGTCGGTTCTCTACCTTGTGGTCGGCCCGCTTCGCGTTGTAGTCTCGCTTCGCGTTGATGACTTCCATCAGGTCGAAGTCATAAACTTCTTGAGCGTGGAAGATCGTAGCGTAGGCGTCCTGAATTGCAATGTGATACTTCTCAAGGTTCGACTTGCGATAGCCCTCAAGGGCGTGTCCCGAAATCAGAACGACAATCGTCATGAGGTCGTTGAGCGGGTTCCCAAGCACGGGCTGGCTCTCGCCTTCTTCCAGATTGATCTGGTCGGCACCGGCCAGATCGAGAATCCGAATGGCGGCGTCGGCAAGCTCGACATGGAATGCGGGATATTCAGAGAGGTGTCCGTCGGGTTCAAATCCGTCGGTGTACGCCTCGACAAGCTCGCTGGTAATCAGACACAGCATCTCGGGGCGGTTGCGAGTTTCGATGATCGACTCGCCAGTTTTGATGTTCGTCCACCAGCCTGCGTTTACATTCTGGGCGTGGACTTCATCACGTAGTTCATTATGGTTCATAGGGGTTCCTTTGTTTGCGTGGAACCCCTATGCCTTGGCGGGGAGATTAAGTCAAGTACTGATTGGCCACGTACCCGACTTTATTTTTGTACTGGACCTTGTCCCAACCGGGGAAGACGTTCTCCTGCAGGACCTTTACCTCGTACCCCTTGTAAAGATGCGTGAGAATCGTCGCGTGTCGGTTCGGACGAACCCGGAGTCGTAGCCCGTCTCCGGTGACTTTCTTGGTTCCTTCCTTGGAAGGCGCTTCGGTTTTCGGGGCAGGTTTTGCTTTGCCGAGGTACTTCTCCTTCATCTTGGCGGTGAACTCGTCAAGGGCAGGGCCGGGGTCCTGCTTGCGACCCGGAGCGATATCCTCGTGACCCACGATGTCCACGATGTCGTACTTGGCAACGATGGCTCCGATCACTTCGTCAACAGCTTCAAGCTGCTCGGGCTTGTACTTTTCCCAAGTCTTCTTCCCGTTACGGGTCTCGTGGTGAATCTGGTCCTCGGGGACGTTCAGGCCTCGGCCATCCAGCCAGCCCCAGTTGTCGATTTCGATCCCGATGGAGAAATCATTGACGTCATTCACACCCTTGTATTCGGATTTGCCTGCATGCCATGCTCGCTTGTTGAAAGGCACGATCTGATCGAGACTTCCGTTGCGACCTGCAACTACGTGAGCGGATGCTCGGCTCGATGCTCGGCTGAGATAGGTGGCGTCACCCTTGCCATCCTCGCCTCCCGAAGCGGTATAGTGGAGTACGATAATTTCGGGCTTGATAGTGCCCTTGCTCACGTTCGGAGACTGGAGCGACGTGTCAACCTTGGGGTCGTCGAGGAGGTGGTTTTTGATCTTCATGGATTCGATATACTCGTTTTGGGGAGGAGTGTCAATTTGGTGAGGCTTGGTGAAACGGTTCATCAGGGCTGAGAGGCAGTTCATCTCATTCTCCTTGGGTTGCGGGGTGACGGTCGGTATGTGGCCCGCCTTATGACTGAAACAGACGTAAAAGAACTAGCGAACATCATATACCACGAAGCCCGAGGAGAGTCGAGGCGAGGGCAGATTGCTGTGGGACATGTTGTGTTGAACCGCGTGGCCGACCCACGCTACCCGAACACGGTGAAGGGAGTCGCTTGGCAGCGGTTTCAGTTCTCGAATCTTCGGTATCACAACGGCTGGAGGCGCTTCGAGCAGATGGCTCGGGACCTTTTGAGCGGCAATTTGGAGAATCCAGTAGGGCGAGCGTTGAGTTTTCGAGCGTTTTCGCACCGAAAAGCACGAATTCGGATCGGAAATCACTGGTTTTGGTAAAAATGTGCCGTTTTTGGTGCATAATGGAGCATTTTGGGCCGTAAGGTGTCAATTTTGACGCTTTGCGGCCTTTTTGGTGCCAGAGGCAGGATTCGAACCTGCAAACCTCGATTTTTGAGAACGAGAGGCGTACCACTTACCTCACTCTGGCCCTGGTACGAGTGGGGAGACTCGAACTCCCAAAGCTACCGGGTCTAAACCGGCAAGGTGTACCTGATTCCCTATTAAGCCACACTCGCACATAAGATGTTGGTCCGTGGGTGAGGACTCGAACCTCGCCCCCTTGCGGGGAGCAGATTTACAGTCTGCTTGTGGAATCCGATCCACTTTACCCACGGATGGCAGAGCGTAGAGGCATCGAACCTCGCACCTCGAAAGGTGCCTATGGGTTAGCAACCCACTTGGGGAGCCGACCCCAGTACGCTCTATGTTATGTCTTGGAGGAGGGTAAGAAGAATCGAACTCTCAGCGTATCTCTACAACTGGCACGGTTTTCAAGACCGCTTTGCCACCTTGGCGCTACCCTCCGAATCACCTGAGTCGAGGGCAGACACGATCCCTCGCTCAGCTACTCAGGCTGAGTCGATAACTCGAAAGGGACAATGTGTGGTTGTTCGTCATGAGAAGCTCTCTAGCGGGTTCAGTTGAATATGTCAACTCTATAATACTGGTCTATGATCAAATCCCCCTCTCGCAGCCAGTCGAGGTTGAGGGGAGTGAAGCAGGGACTGGCCCTAACGGCTCGGCGTTGCCCAGTTACAGAGTTCTCTTCGTAGATCCAAACTGAGTCGTGCCAAACGGTCTTCCATGAGAACCAGCTTCTGATTCGTTTTAGTATCTGGAGAAGTCTTTGCGTCATTAGGCTGATATACTCTCACAGGATTTCGAGGTCAAGCCAGAAGTGTGGGTGGCGAGATTGAGCTATTTTTTATACAAGTTGTAAACTTATTATATTTTTTTCATTTTTCGAGAGATCCTAAAAATATATAATAGAATATAACATTGTTCATAAAAGTCGCTAGTTTCCTGAACGAGGATGGGATTCTCTTGACATGTCGAGGAGTTGTCGCTAGATGGGTGACTCCCGAGCGGTCTCCTTTCCCGCTCGAAGACTCAGGGAGTTTGCGTGTGTTCTCCTGAGTGATTATGAGAGCCAGGTCCCGCACCTACCTTGATTGAGGAATCCGGTATTGAGGTTGGGCCTGGCTCTCACACAAATTCAGATTTTCCAAAAATTATTACAAATCGCGACCGACCCCTATCATGTGGGCGCAGACGCCTACGCGCGCGAGAGGGTCCTACCCTTTTCTCAATGTTTTCAATCACTTAGCACAAAAGAAACACACCCAAACTCCCACTAAGCCACTGAAAAACAACGAGAATCTGCCTCTAATCGAGAGAACCGATCACACTAATCGAAACGATTGATTAGCCAGCTTCAATCAATCGGCTAAAAGGGGTTCCAGCAGCAACGGACACACACCAGCCGGTCAACCTCGACTCCGGCAACGCCCAAGCTGTAACTGAAAACCAAGGGTTGTCGTCAACCCGCAAGATTGGAGCTAGACATGGCTAAGTTTGACAAAGACGCATTTCTCCTCGCATCGGCCAAGGTTGGCGCACATGGCAGGGCAATCGACAAGCTGCACAATAAAGCAAGTGCAGACAAGGCGGCATGGGCTACGCAAGCCGCTGCCGGTATCCAAGAAGGGCAGTTGACTATGGATGAAGTCAAGCGCCAGTTGATTGTCGATACGTTCATGGCCCTGCCTAAGTCGCAGCAGGAGGATATCTTTGATCCCGATAGCGTTTCCAACTTCAAGGAATTTGTTGGCCAAACCGTCAACGGATGGTTCCACGATCTTCGCCGCTGCGTTGAAGCTGGCCCCGCCTTTATCAAGCGGGTTGCGGATGGCGAAGCTGTCACTACTGTTCGCCGCGAAACTAATGCAACACAAGGCAAGGGTGCTAAGGGCAAGGGAGCGCCTAAGGCGAAGCAAGCCAAGCCGCTGCCGACTATGGCGGAAGCTACCGCTGCCTTGCGGGGATATGTGCAAGCTGCCACGGCGGATACGGCCAAGGCAATGGCGCTCGCCAATAACGCCGAATTGGCAGGCCTGATTGCCGATATCGGCAAGCTTCAGGCCAAGGTGGAAGCCGAAACGGCCAAGCTGGCCAAGGTGGCTTAATTCCAACGGGATGCGGGGTTGATGTCAACCCCGCCTCTCATAAGAAGGCTTGCTAGGCGAGCCTTCCTATGAGAGCCAGAGTCAAAATCTGAGCGTGTCTCTGGACCTGGTTCTGGAGGCGAGGGCGGCTGCCCGAAGCAAATTCGGGGTTGACGTCAACCTTTTAGGAGATCGAAGCAATGATTTATGTCCATTTCGAAACGGCGGGTCGCGTCTATGTCTATGGTCCGTTTGATACGGAAACCCAAGCTAAAGCGGCGGCGGATAAGGTAGGTTTGGGGGATCATGTGAGGATCGTCGAAACCTATATGTGTCACGCGAGCGAACTGGCTTAGGGACCGGTTGCTGAGTTTGGCTCTGGTTCTGGGGCGCGGCCTAAGGTGGATATTCCCAATAGTTGGGAATTTTTCCCGATGTTTGGCCATGTCCGATTTATACAAAAGGTTGACGGTCAACCTTAAATTACAAAGCGAGGTAATTAAGATGCGCGGGATTGTTAGCTTCTTGTTCTACGGTTTCACCCTTCTGACGGTTCTGGGTTTCATTCTGGCTCTGCTCAATGCGGACGTGAATGGCAACTTCGTAGACGGTGATCTGACTACCGCATCTGTCCTGTTTTCCCTGTGTGGCATCTTTGGCGCATTCGGATGCTTCCTGATCGCCGAAGGTGAGAAAATGGAAGGTTGACGTCAACCCTCAAAACCAAGGAGAACTGCAATGTGTGCAATTCCACAACCCGCCGAAGATTGGCCCTGCCAAGCGATGTATCACGAGGACGACGAAAGCGGCATCATGAGCCTGATGTTCGAGCGGCCTCTGACACACGCCGAGCGCCTGGAGGTGCGTGAAGGCATCATGGGCAACTCCCATTGGGCCGACGAGCAAACCCTCATCATCGTGAGTCTGGAGACCGACTGATGGAATACGCAACACACCAAGATAGCGACAACCGCTGGTGGCCTGTGGTCAATGGCAACGTGGTAAAACCTCCGCTCAGCGATGGGTTCGTCTATGAGAAGTTCGCGCTCAATCTGGCCAAGACGTATGCCGAGCTTGGTATCGACAAGGCCGCTACGGTCGAGAAGTTCAAGTTCCCTGAGGGGACACCGATGGTGCGGACGATGCCTGATCCGCAAAAGCCGAGGACCGGCTTCGAGATTGTCGCCGAGGGCGACAATCCGGCGATGCCTCGTGTCACCGAGTTCGCATTGGTTGACGTCAACCCCTCGGCTATCGACTACGACATGCCTGCCGAGTTCGACATGTCCACCAGCAAGGGGACCACGCCCCTGATCTGCTGCACGATGTTGCAGCCTCAGACCGAAGCCGATGTCGTGCCTATCGAAAAGGTCCGGCTGATGAATGCCCGTGCCTCGGTCAAACCGGACAGGGTTGACGTCAACCTTTCCCCTTACGACGAGGGGATGAACGCAGCAATCAACGGCAAGGGCATCAAGTCCTGCCCCTACCCCAAGGCCGACGCCTCCAATCACAACGAATGGATGGACGGTTTCTTCTTCGACGAGTGAAAGGAAAAGCTCATGTTCGACAATCTCGAAAGTTCGATGCTCAAGATCATCCGGCCCCAGTCCCAGAAGCCCGAAGAGTTGCTCGCCCTGATCGAGGACTACGAAACAAACCGAGTCAAGTATCTGAACCTCGACACCATCGAGGACTACTCGGGGGACCTGTGTCTGGTGAAGCTCCGCAGTCTCGAAGAGGTGATCGGTATTTCCAAGCTCAGTTCAGGCTACTTCTCGACGGTCTACGAGGTGGACGACCTCACGGTCCTGAAACTGACCAAGGGCCGTGAGGACGCCGCCTATGACGCCTTCGCCAAGTTCTGCATGAACAACCCTTCCAAGCACCTCCCCAAGATCACTTGGGCAGGACAGGTAGGCAATCGGTCGGGCTACCTGATCGAACGACTGATCCCCTATGAGGGTGAAATGGCCACGCTGGTCTCGTCCATCATGCGCCTCAAGCTGATCGAGGCTGGTGCAGATTCGGCAAGCCGTAATGGCCACAGTTCGGCAGAGGGCCTGGACCGTCTGCTGCAGCCGACCTTCCTTGGTCCGGAGCTTGATACCGCCGCGCACCTGCTCGCTC